TTTCCATTGGCATTGTAAACACCTGTTACATGCTCGACTGCGCGCCTGCGCAGCCTGGTTATAAAAAGTTGTCCCTTATGCTGTAACAGTATAGCACATTCCGTTGACTTTCAAATAGGCGTAAAAATGCCCGCACTAGGCGGGCTTGTGGGTTGATCGGTTGCGGGTTAGTTCGTTACCGCCTTCTCGACTAATCGGCTGGCGAACTGGGTGTCTGTTAGCGTAATTCCAGCAGCGTCTTCTGCCCGCTTCTTTGCTTTGTTGAACGCCTCCACGGCTGTGGCTGGGAGGGTGATTCTCATTTGCTTTCTGTGATTAGTCATGGCGTATCTCATGCCCCTCTCGTTTGAGTATTTCAAGTGCCAGCTTCGTGGCGTAGTCTCCGCCAGTCCGTGTGATGATACTGGAGGCGTCCTCTTCTATAAGGTAAGCCAGTCGAACCGTGATAGTTTTCGAGGTAGTCTTTTGGGTTGCTTGCTTATAAGCCCTATTGACTGACATATCGCCACTATCGACTGATTCCTTTAGCTCTTCATCGCCAGACTCAATGACCTTTTGGCTTTGCGGTAGGTCTCGCCTGACCAGCCTACTGACTTGGCGGCTATGTCTCGGGAGTTTCCCGAATCAGGAGCTGCAAATGTTTGCACATCCTCTTTTGTGTGCTGGTTTTTACCGTGCCTCCCCGCCAAAGCCGCCTCAATCCTCCGCGCAATCTCCACCCTTTCACTGGCCGTAAAGTCCTTGCGGATGTTGTTCTCGGCTTGCTCCATGCGCAGTACGTGAGCCGGGTCGTCGGGGTTGATGTCCAGAATACGCGCCGGTATGTCTTCCATACCAAGCGCCTGGCAGGCCATCACCCGGCGGTGTCCGAATATCAACTCGTTTTCAGGCGTAACGCCTATCGGCTGCAATACGCCAACCTGCTCAATGCTGCGCTGCAAGTCGTCCAACCATCCGGCAGACGTTCTGGCTCGTTCACCAACAGTGATGTCTGATATTTTCATTGTTTTGCCGCCCCGTTAATTCTAGGGAAACCTTCTGGGCATGATCCCTCAGTGCGCCACCTCAAGACGCCCATCTCCTTACCCTTGCGGTGAGCGTTGAACGCCTTGATTATTAAAGCCACCATGTACGCCCTCCAGTTTTTACCGGAATGGGTTTTATCTGACGACATCAAACGATCCCTTAAAAGAAACACCGGATCTTTGTCTGATGTGAACAATCCGCTTTTTAGCTTATAGCAAAATGACGCGGTAGACACTGGATCTATACGTGCAAAGATAACAATCATCGCCACTACTGTTGCCCTTGAGCCTGATCGTTTAACCGCTGCGCAAGAAACCATGCTATCGGCTTCTTCAGCTTCACTTTCTATCTCGCATGCTTTTTCAGCTATCTCATCAGGCGCGGCTGACGTTAACCCCTGTCGTAAAATCTTAGAAAATTCTTCAGTAGTTTTTGACTCATCCCACCCGCAAATAATCCTCGCAATGGCAGAAACTCGGTTAGCGTTGCTTACTCCCATCATGGCCGCAACCTGGTGCGCACCGCGTTTTAAGGCAACACCGTCATAAGATTTAAAAGCCTCTGGATCTGATACCCCGAGCGCAATGGTCATCTGCACGGTCTTTCCAGACATGACGACTGCGGCCAAGCGGTGCTGCCCGTCTAGTAGTCTCCCGGTTTCATCAAAGCTAATGCTCTGTCCATTAAGAACCCATTTACCGCGATTCATGACATCAGCCAGCCTTGAAACGTGCGGTTTGCTTATCCTGCGATTCATCCCGTTATTTTCTAGCCATGACGCGGCGATTTCTGGCGTGACTTCCATAACTTTAAATTGCATAATGCTTACCTCAATCTGATTTAAGTTAGCGCCTCTCACAACGCCCAATCAGATTAAAACAATGTGCCGCCTCCTGTCAACAGTTGGCGGCATTTTTATATTATAGATGTCTTATGTTGTCTTATGTTGTTCATTGCAACATCATCGCCCATAAAAAAAGCCCGCATCGGGCGGGCCTCAGTCTTGAATTAATGCCCGCGTCTGCGGGCCTGCTTTATACCGTTTAGGTCTATCAATCAACCACAATATAGCCCACCGCGCACCGGCAGTTAATCACATTAGCAGCACTGCCGGACGGGTCCCCAGGATAGTCTAGGCTCTCACCATCGACTATGAAGGGCTGGTCCATACCCACAACCTGGCCGTCTGCGTCTTCGTGCGTGTCACGTGTGCGCCCGCCACTGGCCGCTATCCACTCCCGATTCATCTTTAGACCAGTTGATTCTGCCTGCTTCTTTGCCCCGTAGTTGCCCGCGCTGTGAGTCTCTGTCCTGGCTATTAGTGCGCCACGCTGCCTGCCAATGACAGGTGCGTTTGCTGATATCAGCTTTGCAATCTCACTCTGCCCTAAGCCTTCGCTCTGCCCGATAGCAACCTGAGTCATTATCTGCGTGCGCGTGGTCTCTGCTATCTGCTGAATTTTCTCGCCGCCAAACGCTTCTATATACTGAGCAACAAACAGATCCCACTTTGGCTGCTCTTTAATTACGTCAGGGCCGCTGCCACCTTTTGCCGCTGCGGTGATACGCTTGGCCATGCCTTCAATGGACGCCCGCCAGATACGCTTTAGCAGTGATTCAATGCGCCGCAGGTGTTCGTCTTGCGACCTAACCTGCCCTGATGCCTGCCAGCCTTTGACCATCGCCAGTGTGGTTGTTGAAATCTCTTTAGATAGCAAACGCTCAGACACCCGAGAAAGGCGCTCAAGCAATAGCTGCTGGTTGCGCCTTTCTCGTTGTGCGTCCTGATCAAGAAGTCTTCGAGGGGCCATAAGCCAGCGCCTTCATGTCGTCGGCTGTTAGTTCCTGCGCGGGGTCTTGTTCTAGGGGTAGGCTGATAGGCTCGACGGCCATGGTCAGAGGTATCATGCTCGACGACACCAGTATTTCATCGCCCCCAGCTGGCAACTTGTCATAGCCTTTCATCTCGCGCTTTTCGTTAATCGTTAGATCACTTGACGAGTCAGCCATTACCCACATCTCGCGCCGCTTCTCTGCAATAGCCGGTATCTTGTCAAGGTCTATATCAAGGGTGACGCCGTTGAATAAGGGTGACAGCCAGGCGTTCAGTTCATCGCGGATATACTCCGCAAGAGGGATTACTGTTTCTTCGTAGAATGCCAGGCGGGCTTCTTTGTAGTTGGAGTACGTGCTATCGCCTGGGATGTTCAGAAGCAAAGGAGGAACCCCAAGCGCCAGAGAGACGTCACGCGCTGCGCTGTACTTGGTCTCTATGATCGCCACGTCTACAGGAGACAGCCCCATCTGTGTCCACTTTAGGCCGCCTTCCAGTAGCATCGGCCTTCCGGCGTTCGTGCTGCCTGTGTACTTCTCGTCTATCTCAGCCTTTAGCCGATTGAATTGGTCATCCGTTAACGCCCCCTCGCCAAGCTCCATAGCGCCCGACGGGGCCGCGCCGTTCTGAAGCAAAGACTGCATCCACTGCATCGACTCGTTGTGCTGGTCTACAGCATACGCCCCGGCCATTAACGGACTCATGCCGTACCAGTCATCAAGCGGATTGAATGACTTGATGTGCCGGATGTCGCTCTCCCCTGTGCGTGGGTCTGCGTCGAAGTCTGCGCCGGAGCTTCCAACGCTGAACCGGTAGCCAGCAGGAAAGCCGGTCGCGCTTGGCTTTACTTGCATACGGTCAGGTCGCAACGCATACAGCTCGCGAGGTTGCTGGCCAACCATGACCCGTTCCATGTACCCATTGCCCGAGATCCTGAAGAAGCCGACAAGGGCGCGCATGAATTCAGGGCCGGACTGCAACGGGTTAGGCTGTCGGATAAGGTCAAGCAGGCCGCTTACCTTCACCTCATTTCCTCGCGCATCTTTAGCAATCCATTTCATCGCAGCAATGGCGTCGCCGGTCTTGTTGATCGCCTGGAAGGCCACAACGTTCTTTTGATAGCCTTCTTCCGCGTATTTTTTAGCTCCAATCTTGTCGCTGCCAAGCGACCACTGTGCTTGGTTCTTGCCGGTGAACATAACCGGGCCTGCCCGCGATTCTTTGGCCTGCGCCGGTTTACGCTTAAACCAGTCTAACATTGGTCGCCCTGCATGCTATTGAATTGTGTGTCAAGTTTAACGGATATATGCTCGTGATCATAGTGAGCGAACTCGTGGGCGTTTTGCGACGTTCAATTCGTCAAACGCATCGGATGCCGCGTCTACTATGTCATCGTGTGATCCATCAGGGAATGATTCAAGCTCTTTAAAGAAGTCTTCGTTCCAGCCGCCCCGGATAACCTTCACATTGCCGGCTTGTGACTGTGACGCAAAGGGCCGAGCCCTTACTTCTTTGTCACCCGAAACCGTTCTAGCTACTACGTCATACTCGGACAGCATAGCGGTCTGACTTCGAGCCTGGCTTTTGCCCGCCTGCCCTGGGTCTTGTGCCAGCCTAACCTTTACGCTTTTACCATCTTGGAAAGCTGTGTTCTTGATTGCTTTATCTACCTGCGGCGAATCTTCCCTAAACCTTTCCATGCCAAGTATGTACCATATTCCGTTATCTGCCTTAAGCATCTTAACGCCAACTGTCCAATCTGGGTCGCTGGCTGTGCCTTGTTTCTTTTTGGTGCCCGCTTGATCCCATGCCCTCACCATTTGACCACCTACAGGGGCCGCGTCTATAACCTCAAAGTCTGAACGCTTAAAATATGTTCCCGCCGATGCCCTGATGTTCCAGTTGCCGTCAAGTAGTTGCGCCCGCTCTACCCTTGTCATTGCCATGAGGTTGGCTAGATATTGAGGGTCTGAGTCCATTAGGATTTTATTGTCTTGCAGGCTTGACGCTATAAACGTAAATGACTTTGGGATTCGATCCGGGTTTTCGTCGGTCAGCTCTTTGCTCGCGTCGGCCCATACAACGTCATCGCCTTCAATAACAAAAAATCTAATAACTCCCGATCTCTCTTTAATCGCGTAGCCGTTTTCATCAATCCACCAGTCTATCCACCGCCGTACCCAGTGATCTGGGTCAGGGTTTAATGTTGCCCTTACTCTTGACTTCGCGCCACTCATTGAGCGGTTACGGGACAGCATGTAAATGAATTGCTTCCATGTGAAGTGAGTCAGTTCATCAAAGCATATCAGGGGAATTTGGCTTCCCTGATAGTCAAACCGGTTTTTCTCGTGCTCCATGTGCGCAAAAGTGACTTTGGCACCGGATGGAAACCGCTGCGTTAAATCATTCTGGTTAGGCTTTGCACCGATTGTTGCGTATAGGTCTGTCGCGGTATCCCATAGAGCGCCTTCGCTTGTGACCTGCTTGGTGGTGCGTCGGAATATCACAGATCCAAACGCCCCGTTGTTTATGTCGTATAGCTGCTCAAGAAGAATGGCATAAGTCTTGCCACCACCAGCAGCTCCACCGTAAAAAACGATGTCAGCGTTTGATTTTAAAAACTCAGTTTGCGGCCCTGGCTGCGGCTCAATCGCTGTCATTTTTCTGCGGCAGGATTACGACCGGGGATTGAGGGGTCATGCTGCCGTCAGTGCTGCTGTGGTCATGCTCTTGACGCTGGCTGTGCCTCTTGGGCGACATGCGCTCTGCTGCCCACTTATAACCGTCCATTGCTGCCCTGGCTGATTGAGGGTCTAGCCCTTCTTCAAGCGCCCTGAAAGCAACGTCAGCTACATTGTCGGCGTGAGCAAACCCCGCCGCGTCCCTCGCCTGCATGTACTGCTCCGAAAACTGCCTATCTGTTTCTTCAATAAGCCGACCTGATACCACCCAGAGCAACACACTTGACATGACAGGGAAAAGCTCATTGTTGCATATGCGCCGCAAAGACTCACCACCGGCAAGTCGCTGGCAAATTTCATTCGCAATCTTTATTGTGCATCTTGTGGGCCTTGCCATATCACTGCAAAACCTGGTGCACATTTACGCTCAGGTCAGTGGAAGCCCCGGCGCTTGCAATGCGGATTTTGAACGGGGCGTCTACTGGAAAGCTAAACCGCTGCAAATCAGGGATTGATGTAAACGTGAAGTCTGTTGATACCGGCAATTCACTCAGATTTCCATCTGACTTCTCGGTATAGAACACAAAGCTCAGCGTAGCGCCGTCGAAGTCGCCATAGATTGCAATGGCCCTGTCACCTTGTAGCGTAAAGTATGACCCTGAAGGATAGTCACCGTTAGCTGTCAGGTTTTCCACCATGTTCAGCTCTTTGTACTTGCCTTGTATTTTCTTGCCCATGATTCAATCCTCTGTGATGTTCTTCTGCCTGTCGATTATCTTATCACTTATTCTATAGTTGAAGGTACTCGGCTCAACCCCAACGCCGCTATGTGATCCTGCGCTGACTCCAACCGGCCGCCTAAGATCACCGCGATAACATCAGGCGTTGCCTTGCCGCCGTTAATCTGTAGCAATGCCTGAGCCCTTGTGGCTGCTTCTACGTCCATGTCCGGTGCGTGGT